ACATACGCCATACGCGCAAACATAAACAAATGCGCTTCCATATTATCAACAATGGACTTTATATTACCATCGGCTTCTTTTTCCACCAATTTTTCATTTGATAATTCGCCCATCTTGACCGGCATAAAGTTTTGATCCAGATTCAAATTGTCTGTATTTTTATTTTCAGGAACATAACCGCCCTTAAATTCTATACCGTTGATGCTGAACGCACGTGGCTCTTTACGCACAAATATACGATTAAATGTTTTACGATACGATTCGTTTAATGGTTCAACCACATCATTATATATGCCCCAAACTTCGTTCATAAAATCTGCATACTGTGGATTCTGCTTTAATGCTTCACTTGCAACCGCTTCTGCCTGTTCGCGCGAGATACCCAATTTCAACAACATATTTTCATACGCGTGTTCGGTTCCCATTGACAATAACAAATCTGCCAAATCGCGCTGTGATATATCCACACCCGCAATTGTTTCAACTTTCGCAGACATTTTAATTTTACGGAACGCATCGTCCATACGACTGTTCCAATCTTTCAACACCAATTCGCTTTTTGACATTGCCGCAAACAACGGATCAACCGTTGCATCAATCACATCTTGTGGCAAAATAGAACGCATAATTGCTTCTGGATTTGCGAAATTGCCAATCAATGCAGAATCTGTATTGATATTTTTTTCTTTTATCAATTTGTCTGTGTTTTCAAACATCTTCTGCAAAGCCAACTTTTCAGATTCTGTTTCTACTTTCCACTCGGCACGCGCAACTGTATCAACAATATTAAATACAGATTCCAGTTTTTCAAACTGCGCCATTGTCATATCGCCAGCACGACCTGTGCCGCCTTCTGCAATATCAGGGAACAGTGGGCGCACTCTGCCAATATCTGTCATAAATTCATTTTCTTGTTGCGTAAACCAGTTTTCCAATTTGGTCATCAGCGGCAAACTTTCTGTTCTGCGTGATAAGATTGGGTAGCCCCACGTCCGCAACAATGATTGCAACAAATCATAAGATTCAGCAGACATAATATTTGTTTGTTGATTCCCTTGATATTGACGTGCGTGTCGTGCAAATTTATTCACACGATTTTTCATCGCATCTGATTTAATACGAATCAAAGATATAATTGCCTGTGTCCGTCTTTCGCCAGCCGCCTTTTCCATTTGTCCAGATTGTTTGAATATCGCATAGCGTTCAACAGCCATTGCTTCACGATCACGCCAATATGCAGAATCAATCACTTTGTTGATTTTCATTGTTGCCAAAGTGTTTTCAACCGATTCGTTTAATGCGACCCACTCGCGTTCAAACGCTTTCATATCACCGCCGTTCAACATAACAGATTCCGCCAGCAATGCTTTGGCTTTATCATAATTGCGAATAGATTTTTCTGCCAAAGTTTCGTCCAACAAATCATATTTGTTTTTAATTGCTTCATCCATTTCCAAAGCCGCCTGTGTTGCCGCTTCTTCTTGAACAGATGGCAAAGCAATAAACTGTTCTAATTCTTGAACAGAATATTCTGGCTGATATTCGCTTTGTAATATTGCCATTGGGTTTTGTTCGCCAGATGCGACCAATTCTTCATACCGCGCTTTAATTGCATAATGTGGATCACGTGTCAAAACAATTTCCAAAGCACGTGTTCTATCTGCTAATTCGCGCTGATATTCTGCACTTGTTTGTTCTTTGTTATATGATTCAACTGCCTTGACATATTTGTTGCTGGCACTTGCGCGATTCGTTAAAACCAAAGATTGATAAAAATCATACAGGTTATTATCTGCGCCCAATGGCTTTTCAACCGCCAACAAACCAAGGTTGCGTTGCATCTGTTCTACATCCTGTTGTGCCAAGAATATAGAATCAAACACACCTGTGATGTTTTTGTTCAAACGAATTTTGCGCATACCTAATGCACGATAAACGCGTGCAAACAAATGTTTCATAAACGCCAATATCGGCCGCATTTCTGCGTTTGGTATTTCGCCAGTGCGAATATAATTTGTAAAAGCATCTGCGCCTTTTTCCATCGCCGCTTCATCAAAAGACATCTTGCCATCTTTTATAACACCGCCGGCTTCACGTGCCAATGTTTCCGCTTGCTTTTTCCAATAATCTGTCAACTTGTCAGAATTGTATTGTTCAATCATATATGTGTTCAGCAAATGAAAAACTTCGTGCGAGAACGTTGTCGGGTTAGACATCTTTTCTAAACGAATAATAAATCTGTCTGCTTCACGTTTGAAACGACCAGCAATTTGATCGTCAGATATTTTTTGAAAGATTTCATCCCACTCTTCCAATGCTTCCAAAGCATCATTATCAACAAGTGTATCTTCCGACATAATACCCATTTCTTGATTGCGTTTATTAAATTCACCAATCACCAATCTGTTCCAATCTGCATCTGTCAAAGAATCAATCTGTTCTTGTGTCATACCGGCATCCAATAACATTTGATCGCCTTGCGCTTTATTTTGTTCTATATCTGATACAGATGTTCTTATGCGCCCTGCTGCCGATTGTTGTTGCAACGGATCGTTTAATGTGAATTTATCAATGTTGGCATTTGCCAAAGCACGCACCTGTGTGCCAGACAAACCACGAATTGGGAATCCTTTATCAGACAATATCTGCCCCAAAGTTTCCGCATCTGTATTACGGATTCTACGTTTTAATTCGCGTTCGTTTTCTTTCTGTGCCTTGATTTGTTCTGGCGTTGCACCAACCACCGGCCCCCTTGGATTTGTGCGCCCGATAGATATTTCAATTTGATCCATCAAAGATTGAACTGTTGGATTATCAACAGACATTTCAGACATACGATTCAAAACCAACTGGAACAAACTTGCATCAAACTGGCGTTCTTGCGTTGTCATATTTTTATTGCGCGACAATAAATCCATAACACGATTATATGCGCTTTCTTTATCTTTCATAGCCACAGACAATTCTGCACCGCGTTTTTCACTGGCAATAATTCTGTCCATAAATGCTGCTGTTGATAAAGCATCGGCACTGAACGATATATTATTTTTTATCAACTGGAACAATTCGCCATCCGAATTTACAACTTCATCATAGTCCGCCAAATCAATTTCAACCATACCGCCATTGGCATCACGATTTGCCAGTGCATCCGCCAAATGTAATTTTTCTGCAACATCTTGGCGTGTATTGACCAATTCTTGTGCCATACTTTCATCCATAAATACGGTTGGCGGAACTTGGCTGTTGGCAATCATTGTTTCCAAATGCGCACGCGTTGTCACCGGTGCTTCTTTGGCCGCCTTTGAATCGCGCCGCCAATTAAATAATGCTTCTGCAAAACGCATCCCTTTGCTTGTTTCTTGCGCTGCCTGACCTATTGTTTTGTTTTTGCGAGCCAGCGCATCCGTGCCACTTTGAATACCACGACCTGCCGCAGAAAAACCAGCAGACATAAATGGTGATGCTAACGCTGTTTCTATGATTGTATTCCATTTATCTGCGTGTTCAGGCGCAAATGGATTAGCAACAAAATCTTTCATATCTTGCGCAGACAAACCAATAATAGACCCTTCTTGACCACCGGCTATTTTTGTTGCCGCTGCTGTCATACTGTTTTGCAAAACTTCTTGTGCGACATCAATACTTGTATCTGCCAAAGTATCAAGTGTCCATTTACCCAATGTTTGTTTTTTTATTTCATAACCAAACTGTTTTACAAATTCCGGATTTTGAAAAACTTCTTTTCTTATACCAGATTTAGCAATAGCACGTGTCAATGGTTTATTGATTTTTGACAAACCACGACCAACAATGCCGCCAGAAAATACCATTGGCAATGCTTCCAGCGCACCATTTATTACACCAACATTTTCTGATAATTCACGCGCACGATCTTCTGGAATATCAGGATACATATTTTTAATTTCCTGATAAGCACCACCGGCTTCTAATTCTGCTGTTCGGTTATATGTTGTTGCTGCACCTGCCGCACCACCAGCCAATGCTGCCACCCACGCAGGCGCACCAGCACCAGCAGTCAATGCTGTCGCCGCAGCACCAGCCACAAACGCCAAAGGATTGTCCGCAATACTTGTGCTAAACGACATTAAACCACGCCCTAATGCAGATTCTGCCGGACGAGAACCATCAATAATTTCTTGTTGTTTTTGGACTTCTGCCAATGCTTCTTCAATTTCTTGTGGATCGCCACCTTCGCGCGCCTTCATCAATGCGTTTTGTTTTTCGTTCATCAACAAACCCTGCATCGCATAATTCCAGTTGCTGCGAACTTGACCAAATACACCCAAATTATTATACGCATCATCCAGATCCATCAATCCTTCACGGCGTTCATATTCGTTTCCATACTTTTTAATCAACACCGCGTGATTACGATCGTTCAACAAACTGCGAATCGCCCGAAAATTTTTTGCTTCCGGTATTGTATTATCACGCATCACTGCCAAAAAACGCGGATTACTTGCCAATTGATCGTTTAATTCTTTTACAACCTTATTTGTATCACCAATTAAACTTTCTGTTGGGCTTGTTAAATCTGCCTGATTGTTCAATAAAAACGATTGTTGCGAAGGATTTACATCCACTTGTTCCGCTGCAATTTGGCTTTCACGTTCCAACATCAATATACTCCTAAAATATCTTCCAAAACAGGCAGTGGTGAACCACTCATTGCCGCCTGAATAATCTGTTCACGATACATACGCACCGTTTCCCTTTGCAATTGATTTAACGAACCATCGCTGATTACATCATCTATTGCATCAGATATTATATCATATCTTTTTTTATAAGTCGTGTCTTTTGTTTTATAAATTTTATCAGACGACATCAAAGCCCGATCAAAATACCCTTGCGCCGTAATATTCTGCAACTTGGTATTTACTTCGTCTGCCGGTGTTTTTGCCCCAGCAATCGCACTATTTATCATACGCTGCCGCTGATCCACATTTGGCCACACATTGTTTTCCGCTTTATACTTTTGCATTTCACGGACAAGATATTGTTTCACAACCATTTGTTTTGCCGGATTGTTTTTCAGTTCAACAAATTGACTGTTGTCCAATTCTTTTTTCAAATCAACACCGCCCTGTCGCAATTCGGCATTTACAGAATCCCACTCAACAACACCTTTCATTGCACGCAACATAGCATATTGTGTTTCGCCATCAAATCTTCCCAACCCCAATGTTTCCACATTGCGTTCACCGTTGGCAATCTTTGCATAAACATCCATACGTGAATCCCTGTTTGCGAATCGGGTGTTTATACCAGTGAAATATTTTTCAACAATCTGGCGTTGTTCTGCTGGCAACGCAGCCATTTGCAATTCATAAGCGTTGCGCTTTTCAAGAAAACGATCCATACGTGCTTTGTCTATTCCAGAAAAAACTTCTTTTAACGGACTGACTATCGGTTTTGCACCAAATGCAGCCGTCACAAATTCTGGGGTTTCAATCATTGCCTTTGCACCAAAGAATTCGCTTCCTGCGTTAACAGGTAATTCTGGAAATTCAATATCGTTCATTTCTATGATGCGCTTTGCTGTTTCCATTTCAGCGATTTGCGCGTTCATATCAGAATATGTTTGATATAATTGTGGTGCAAATTCTGCCAAAGCCGCTTCTGACTTAAAGCGTTCTTCTTCGGTTTCCGCCGCCAAAGCACGATTTAATAAATCACTGCCCATTGCTGCATAACTGTCTGCTGCCTTTTGATCTTGAACGGCTTTCTTTTCGCGCGCTTCATTGACAATACTATCACGGATATACTTGGCCTCCGAATCGTTTTGCACATCATACACCAATTTAATTATAGGAGTTGTCAATTCTTCATCATCGTTATTCATCGCTCGGCCAAGTTCACGTGCGCGATACGCTTCTTGAATTGCTGTTTTTAATTTTGCCTGTGATGCCGTTGTCAAATAATCATAAACATTTGGATTTGTTTTCATTTGGCGCAACGCCTCTAACGGATTGACCGCAATCTTTTGTGTGACATAACCCGCAGCCGCCGCATCTTGTAATTTTGCTGTTTCCAATTTTACATAATCTGCTGGATAACCACGCAATTGAACAGCGTTGATGCGTTCTATTTCCGCCATAGAATCTGCCATTTCTTGATTCGTTTTAGCGGTTATCATACGATTACTTGCGTTCACCAACGCCGCTTCAAATGTTGCTTTCTGGGCAGATTGAATTTCATTTGCTTCATACGCAGCAGATTGCGCAATAAATGCGCGCTGACGTTTATCAATATATTGCTGCAATTTGGCTTTGGCATCCGGCGATGCAATACGGATCTTGCCATCGTCTTTTGGTTCGCCAGTTAAATTATTAAAGTATTTATAAGATTCATCTTTCATTGCCTTATAAATATCTTTTGCCGCATAGCCCTTGCGCGAATTAAATAAATCCGTTTGAAACGCCGCCATATGTTCGTCAAAGTCATTGGCTGCCTGTTGTGTCAAAGCATTATCTTGTGCTTCCTTCTGTTCCAAATACGCCTTGCCCAAACTTTCAACACCATCTATTACAGGCGTTATATTCAGCGGATTGACTTTCACTGTTTTCTGTGGTTCAACAAAAGATGGTTGGCGCAATACTGGATCGCTACCCATTACACCGCCCGAATCTGGAATCTTCATAACCATTATTCTACTCCATATCTGCCAATATAAAATGATGTTGCTGCCGACATTGCACCAATCGCGCCGCCAACCCAGCCATTTATCTTTGCAACTTCTGCATTTTTACGTGCAATAGATGCTTCCGATTTGTTGATAATTGATTGCGCTTCATAATTGCCCGCACTGCGAACAATTTCCGCACCCTGCAATCCTGCTTTCAGCATAATCAAAGATGCGTTGTAATTGGTTTTCCAATCTGTATTATCGTTCAAAACCTCATACACGCCTTTGCCAACAGCAAAACCACTTGCGCCTTGTGCCACGCGTTGTTCTGATTTTCTTTGTGCTGTTTGAACATATATTGCGTTTATATCAGATTGTGCTGCGCGATTTATTTCACGAATATTTTTACGCATCAAATCCGCATTGCGTTGGTTTTGGCGCGCCATATATTCCATTGACGTGGCCTGCATATTGTATTGAACAGATTGAGAATAACCATTATACACAGAAGATATTGCTTTCATCCCTGCGACAGTGCCGTCCAACCAATGTTTTACCTGAAACGCTGTGCTGGCATTTGGATTATCAAACCACTCGCCAGACGAAAAACTTGTTTTATTTTTGGCATCAACTTCAACCTTGACTTCTGCCGGTCTTGTTGGATCGCCACCAACAGATTTTGGTTGTTCCACCGGTGATTTGAAAGTTGCTGTGCCTTTTTCTTTTTGTTGTTGCGCATTAAAAATTGTATCTGTCGCAACAGCAATATCGTTTGGCGAAGAAAAAGACGGTTTATATACATCGGGATTCACAGGCGAATAACCACCTTCCCATCCCTTTGATGGAAGTATTGCGCCTAAAAGCCCTGCTAATTGTTCGTTCATTTTTTATATTCCAATACTATATATTTTTCTTTTTCCTTCCTCACATTGAATCCGACACTGGTCAATGATGATAATATCTGGCGTGCCTGTTTATAGACAATCGCATTTATTTCTTTCTTTTCCGCCAACTCTTTAACAATCTTTTCAAGTTGTGGAAAGCAATTTTCTTTTTCCCGCATAAAGTGGCTACACGTATATACAACTATATTATACACTTCTTTTGCATCAAATACAAATACAATCGCCATAACACGATGATCAACTTTTATCGGAAATGATGCGCAGCAATTTTTATTCATATCATTTAATTGCCGTATAGACACTTCATTATAGTTGTCTTTCATATCCAATATAGATTGCACCGATAAATGCGCGTATAAGATTTGTAAAATTTGATCACTAACTTTTGTCATTGAACGTTATCCCCAATGTTATAGATTCTAAACGCGCCGGATATGGCTGGCGTTGTAAAATCTTGATTGTTGAATCCCACCGGAACTCGCTATTTGTGTCCAGTTTTACCTGTCCGCGTTCCAAGAATTGCCCATTGTCAGCAACATCTTTCTTCGCAATTCCGGCATCATATTCGCGATTCATTGTTTTATACGTTAAACCGCGAGAATCACCATAACGCAAATACGCTTCGTTGATTGTCTTTTTGCGACCAATTGTGCTGTTGCCATTATTGTCTTGAAATTCCAATGGTATTGTTTCCATCACAGCATAATAAGGCAACCCAACCAAAACATCGCCTGTCAATTCAATTGTGTTTGGCAATGTGATTTGTCCATTTGTCACGGTATAACCATTAAAATCAACATCGTCTATTTCAACAACATTGCCCCCTTCTACAATTGTTTGTGGGTTTTGTATATCATATTCACCATAATACAGATTATTACTTAAATCAAACACACGAACTTTTTTACCCTCAAACCGTCCTAATCCCGTAATAACATTATCTGTTATTGTATTCAAAGGCACTCTGACAACCGAATCCATATATATATCATCAGTTCTATAATAAAACATATCCAAGCGCAATGTGCCGTTGTCATCTGTTATATAATATACACTATCTTCTGTTTCACGATTGACAACCAACAAATCTTTATATGGCGCATAACCTTTGATTTTATACCAACCATAAATGTTTTGCTGTTTAATATATGTTAAACAATACAATTCGCCATCATCGCACAATACAAAGATTGTCTTTACTGGAAAATCCTTAAACGCTAACCGCTTGATTGTCTTGCGTTCAAAGATATATTTCACCAACAATGTTAAATCCGTGCTATCATATTGACCGTATTCATTATAAGACAAGTCATAAATATTTTTATTATTCGTATTTGTATAAATCAAAGAACGCCGCACAAAAACGGGTGAAACCTTTTTGCTCAATCCTTCAAACAAAATTACCTGCGATTGCAAATCACCATATCCTTGCACTTGTGAAATTGTATAACTACTTGACATTATTAAATCAAGTCCCGCACAAACCTTCAACCAAGAATCAAAATGCGTAATAGGAACCTCCAAATAACCTGCTTCATCAGAATTACGCAATTCTGAATATGCCATAGAATCAGTATTGCCAACCTGCGAAAACAAAACACGCGCAACACCATCTTGTAATTGCGTCATGAATAAACGCTGCCCATAATCCGCCAAAGAATTCACATATTGAATACTCCCATCCGGTCCCATATAAGGAGGTATTTGTTTCCCCGCAATTCCAATATCAACCGCCAAGGTTCCTTTATCATGATACGTGTAAGACGTTTGATTTGCAACAACAAACAAAGAATCCAAAAATAAAAATTTTCCCTGATATTTTTTATAAATATTTATCTTATATCCAGTAACAGCTAAATCATTTGGAATTGCAATAGTTAAATCAATTCTTTGAGAATACGGTTCTATCGTGGAACCTTCACCCAATTCAACGTTTGCAGTCACAGGAGTGGCAGTTTTATAAATGCTTTCATGTTCTAAATCTTTGGACACACTAAAAGCATATTGATGCTCTATGGTCACACTTGGAGTTGGCGCTGTTCCTATAACACTAGCAGAAATCGTTGCGCTATTAGGTAGCACTTCTTCAAAAATAGAAATAGACGTATAAGGGACACCTAAATTATTTAATTGAATCTGTATCAATTTATTTCCAGTCCCATCAAAAACATACAAACTTTGTTTTAATTCGATAAAATCCAAAGATGCCATCGCTGGCATAAAACCTGTTGGATACGATATTGCAACCCAAGTTGTTGCGCCGTCCAACATATAATAAATCTTTGAAGAACATAACAAAAGCAAAACATTCTTCAATGATGTGAATTTGAAATTTGTTCCTGCATCAGAAGGGATGTTTGCAACAAACTTCGACCCACGACGAAATTCTAAGCCGCCCGCTTCACGCAACGCCCAGTTTTCACATTTTTTCATGCCGGCTTTTACTTTATTAAAATCATTACGACCATACAATTCTGCCGCAATAATTCCGCCTGTGAAATTGCTTTGGGTATAATTGACTTTGTATTCTGGCATCTTACCCTCTTACGTCAATATAATCGTTGTTTTCTATTTTTTCTTTTTCTGATTCTGATGCATTGGCAACACGTGCAGAATCTAAAACCGCCTGTAATTCTTGCGACAAAATTCTTATATCTTTCCCTTTTGCGCGCGCCACTTCAATAGCAACCTTTAATTCCAACGCTTCGCGCAACCACGCTGGTATAGAATCATTTTGTGTTATCGCCATAATATATTCAACAAACAAAGGATTTTCGTTTGATAAAATAATTTTATTGCCATTTGCATCAGAAGATACGCGTGCATTATTATCACGATATTCGCGTGCCAAATCTTTATAAAACCCCATCACACGCAATGCTTTCGCTGGATACGCATAAACATTTTGTCCTTGTTCCGCAATAGGATCATTGTTCAATGTCTGCAAATCTGCCTGAACACAAACTTTCTTAAACGCCCATGGATGCGATGAATAGACAAAGTCAACAGCAACAGGCCAAACATCATTACACAAATCCGCCAAATTACTATTTTCGTCTAACGCAGTGATGCGAGAATCTTGCCCAGATTTACGTATCCCACCATTGCAAATTGAAACGATTAAATTGTCTATCATCACAACAACCTTTATTTTTTATCGCCTTTTTTTAATTCAGCAATTTCTGCATCACGCTTTTCTAATTCTTCTTTCAAAGATTTATTGTCGGCTTCGGCTTTTTCTAATTTAGAAGTCAAATCAACAATTTTTGCAGCAGATTCTTTTTCTGTCAAACCCATTGTATCTTTTGCAACTTTTTCAACGCGTGCCAAATATTCTTTTTCTGTTTCCCAGCGGGCTGCGTTCATTTCTTCTTTATCGTCAACCAACACAGGATCGCCGACATTATAACGTTTGCCTTTGAAAAAAATGTTATTCATTTTTGCAATGTATTTTTTAGACATTTGAAAACCCTTTTGTAAAAAGTTATTTTACCGGGCAGACGAATCCGCCCGGTGTTTTATTAAATTTCACCAATTGGCGCACCGATATAAACATCACAGTCGGAACTGGTGAGAGTTGTTAAGACCGCTTTCACATAACGTTTATGTGCAGGCAAGACAATTGATGCCGCACCAGCAGCACTTAAAGCGATAGTGCTGTTAGGAACGTCAGCATATGTTGTGCCATCAGCAGAATCTTGTAATTTTACAGATCCCGCTTTTGTCGCGATCACGTTCAGATAGCCACCGAAATTACTGTGACCACCTTTGTCAGCAGCACCAAAGTCCAAAACGTTTGATGCGCTTTGTGCTAAATCTTTCAAGTAGAAAGAATTTGCTCTATCTATTACTGCCATATCTTTTTCCTTTTATGCTGTGGGGTGGTTGCCCACCCCGGGTTATTAGGCAACGACATCTTCTGCTTCGGAGATAGATTCGTCAACACGGATCGGATAACCATTAAAGGTCATAACCGGTTCGCCAAACAATTCTGTCTGACCATACACGAAAGATGCGTTTGTTTTAGCGTTAGCGCGCAATTGGATTGCCAATGCAACACTCTTTGGAACATAGATAACAGTTGATTTTTTGTTTTGCAAAGCGACAGGTAAGTCGTTCAAAACACGCATCAACAATGTTTCGTCAAAGGTTGTTGCGCCAACAGACGATACGTCAATGTTAGCAACACGGCGGAAAGCGCGTGGATCACGTGTTCCTAAGCCCAAGAACGCTTCAACTTTATACATTTCGGCATCAATATTTTTAGTGGCATCGTTTGGATCTTGTATGATTTGTCTGCCAATAACTTCAAAATTAATACCAGCACCTTTACGTTCTGGAACGATCGCATAAGCACCCGATAACAAATCCCAACCGACAACATAGATAGAAGTCAATTTAGATGCAGATACTGTTCCGCCTGCGGAAACAACACGATCGCCATCCAATGAACGAGTATGCCAAGCAATACCGTTGATAGAATCTGCACCATTTGCAGCAACACTATCATAGATAAAGTCAGCGTTCATTGATTGACCCCAACCCATCAATATGCCTTCCATATTGTCTTGACGAACTTCGTCAGGATTTTTAGCATAAACGAATTCCATTGTGTCAATCCAAGGCAAAGATTGATAATTCTTTAACCCAAATTCAACGTTATCGCGAGATGGGAAAGATCCACCAACACCTTGGTTCAGACGTTTTACTTCCGCTGATGGTAATCCTGTGCGGTAAGTTTCTTTATGTGTCAAGATATTATTTGCTTTCTTGACTGGTGCGTCCTTTAAGATATTTGACTGGGTCATCAGGACTTCGGCCGTCTTAATAGAGTTGCCATTAGCGTCCAGATTTTTAGCCATATCATAAATGGAACGACCACTTGTTTGAAAATTAGCCATTTTTTAGTCCTTATAGTTTTTTTGAAAAATCAAACATTGTCCGCCCATAAGAATCGGTTTTGGGTTCAGATGTTGTATTTGGCTGTGTGCCTTTAACAACTTTCGCACCTTCAAATTCCTTGGCGATTTTCAACATCAATCTATTCAGGGCAGGGCTTTTGTCAAATCCAAACTTTTCCATTTCCGCATAATCTGCTTCGCTGGAAAATTTTTTCATTGTATCAACAACCAACTTTTTATTCCCCTCGTAATCTTTGCCGAACTCGCTGTCAGTTTTCAAAGATTGTTCCCATTTTGCTTCCAATTCTTGGGTTTTCTTTGCTTGGTTTTCTTTGTTAATTTTAGTTGCTTCTGCCAATTTTTTCAAATAGGCATTAACTTCCGTTTTACCCTTGAATAGGTCTTTGTTCTCGTTGAACAATGATTCTTTTGCAGCATCATCCAAACCAAGTTCATCAGGCCACTCAATATCGCTAATAGTAAAACTATCCCCGGCCGGTGTCACAGGATCAACCCCGGCACCTTCTGTTCCGTTTACAGGCGTTGTGTCCGCTGGCTTTGTTGCCGGCGTTCCTTCGTCTGTGCCATTTGTGGTTGAATTTGTTTCAACCGTTGTGGCTGGATCAGTTGTTGCGGGTGTTGTTTCAACACCATTAGTCGTCACTGTTGTTTCCTCTGCCATTTAATACCTCCTTTAAGGTTTTGCTGTCAGATACAAGTTTCTTAAACTCATCAGGATAATTATACAATAAATTGTTCAATAGGTCAAGCCCCAGTTCGTGCGCTGTTTTTTCTGAACGATACGATATACCATCACCAAGATTTACGCCGCACTCGGCCAACAAATGTAAAATAAACAACCGGCCTGATCCTGTTTCTAAAATATTTTTTAATGCAACCCGGTATTGTCTTTCATCCATTATCTTTCCTTTTCTTTTAACGCCGCAATGCTATCATAAACTTCAACTGGAAATTTTACGTGATGTTTTTTCCACGCTTTAACCAATCTTTCCAGATCAGATGCACGCAAAAAACCTTTGTCTGCTTGTGCTTCATCACACCAACGATGTGCTGGCAACACTTCTTTGCCACCCTTACTGCGCGGAATTGGTGAGTGGTCGGCGGTTAGTTGTCGGCGAGAAAGAATCAATAAACCACATAAGTGACAACATAATTCTTTATCGTGCAGCAATGCCAACCATCTTTTATTCATTATACCATCCCTGCTATTGTTTCGCCGGCAGCGGCATAATTCTTTAACGCTTCCGACATTGATTTTTCTGCAACCGGCTCTTGCACAGCACGTTCTGCTGCTGCACGCGCTTCGGCTTCTGCCTGAATTTGTTTTTCAACATCTTCTGTTGGAACAATCAAACTTTGATCAATATCAAGTTTTTCAGCATAAGTATCAACAATCTTCATAACGTCTGGCTTACGCGCCGCATTTGGATTCATTGCGCCAACCACACTGACAAATTGTATCCAGCGTTCCAACAATACCAATTCAGACAACGACATAGATTGTGCCAACAACGAGTGAAAACTTACTGTCATAACTTTTCCACGCAAAGATGATGGCATATTGTCTGGCAGCCACCCTGCTTCTAAACCAATCTTAAATGCACGTTCACACAAAGCACTTAAAGCACGCATTGCGTTTTGAATCACACCAGCCAAAGCAATCAATTCTTCTTGTGAAATCTTTTTCACTTCTTCGGCTGTGCGCGTTTTTGGATTACTCATCAGGAACGAGAACAAGTTTTTGAAAGTCAAATATGCCAATCGTTCGTCAATTTCACGCGATTGATTTACACCTTCGCCTGTTGGGAAATTGGTTGTATATAACGGTGACACACCATCTTTGATGTTCGTATAAGTAATTTCATTTGATCCGGTTTTTAATCCACTTGCACGCAAAGCAGGGTCTGCTTTCAATGGTGGTGCAATGTTTTTCTTGCGCGCACGTGCTGTATCTTTTTCCGTTTCTTGTAATTCTTTTACATCACCAAGAATATCGTGACCAATACCTTGTGTATAGACGGACGTTGTTTTATCATACCAATGGAAAACAACAAACGGAAAATCATCCATACCTTTCATTTCCAAAACACAATCGTCATCACTTACGCCTTCAATCCAGACAACAGAAATAAACGGTTTATTAAATTCATTTTTGAACGCAGGCAAATAATCAGGATTTGGTTCAACCGCTTGAACACAATTGTATTCCGTAAAACCATTACCATTATCCAAATCTTGTTTCAAAGATTGTGGCAACGCATCATAACCAAACCATTGTTTTAATTGTTCGGCACTCATACAAAAAGGATGATATAAAACATTTTCATTGCCTTCAAAATCTTCTGCCAAATAATATTCACCGCAAGTCATTTTACCAAAATCCAAACCTGTCTTGTTGGATTTTTCTTCGGTTATAACACCAAGTCCATACAAACCGGCTTCATAGAATAACGATGTTAAAAACGAACTGATGCCATTTGCCTGAAATTTTTGCATAACGCATAACGATGATTTATACAACCAAGATTGTTCATCGGCCGTCATATTATCAACACGATAACCAAACCATCTTGAATCAGGCGGACACAATGTGGCAACCAAAGATGTTGCCAAATCACGCATATAGCGTTGTGGCTTTCCGTTCATATTGTCTTTTGGATAAGTATAACGCCGTCTATCTTTTGCGCTTTTTGGATCAGTTGAAAATACACCTGTTGATGGCGATAGGAATTTAGAAATATCTCGCCAATCTATTTCAAATTCAGACCGCTTTGTTTTCAAAAATGCCAAGCGGTTTTTGAAATAATCTATTTTACGGTTCATAATGTTCCCCTTGCATAAAATGGATTGTAATTTTCATCTTCTTCATCTGTGGTGCTTGTCGCTATTGTTGCAGGCGCAGTGGTTTTTGCAGCCGCAGAATCAATACCAAAATCAAATTTGCTGGTTCGCCCTGTGTCGCCACCTTGTTCCGCAGCCAATGCTTCCAAGCGTTTCTTTTCCGCCTTTTCATCGGCTTCTGCCTGTTTGGCTTCCGCATCCGCAATTGCTTGTTCTTGCTTTTTCTGCGCATCTTTTTGCATTTCATAAGAACGTTCGCCAGCGTATGTGCTGTATGCCAGTCCTAACCCTGCTATGATCGCTGAACCTACTGCCATTATAAATCCTTTTTGAATCCTGAATTGTTATACCCTAACCGAGAAAACACAGCGTTGAATTTGGATTCTTTGTATCCGCTGATGCTTTCACCGACTATTATTTGTTCTGCACCTTCCGACTTGGCGATTTGTTCTAAACGCTTCACCATCGGAATAAACTCTTTGCCACGATACTCTGGCTTACAGTATAATAATAACACATTGCAACGCTTTTTACAATCAAAATCTAGAACAGTCAACCAACCAATCACACCAATGCCATCTTTCCATATTTCCCAATCAATGTTTGGTGCCAACGAAAGTATGTATTCTTTCTGTTCCTTTGTCCAGTGCATATAATCATCACTGATTATATCAACCCAATTTTTGATAACCGCCACCGGCATTTTCATTATCGCCTCCTATTTCAGCAAAAGGTCCACCTAATTGAACAACCGCTCGCAAATCTTGTTCTTGTTTCACCGCGAGAGAAGGTGAAATTTTTTTTATTTCAATAATCTTTTGTGACGTATATTTTGTTTTTGTTATATCTGGCCTAACTCTAACAAAAAACTTTTTACCCGGCAATAAATCTGTTCTCCATGTATCATAATACCATCTACCATAATAATATAAAGTTTGTATATATGCCGGTGGGGACATATTGTCTTGAACCTGAACAATCATAAGTTGTTTTGCCATTAAAACCTCGATATAATAAAATCTGTTTTTACAAAAAATTCTGGTTTACCATAAGAATTTTGAGAACAAGCATTATAAGCGATTCCTTTATCTAAAATATCTGTTGACATCAATATACACGAATAACTTAAATTACTTATAACAATTAAAACTTTTATCATCCTAAAATCTCTCTTTTACCACCAAGCATTAAATCTATACTATTATCATAGTTATAATTTTGACGTTGAACATTAAAACTACGACCACGAACAGTTTTATATATTGTTCTCGTTGGAACAGTTATTGTGTTTATTTTTTGCGCCACAATAGCAGGACAAGGATTGCCAAAATTTTCTACTAAATTATTGCCTAGCCAATTACGCAAATCATTTATTTCACAGTAAACAAGAAAAACTTTTTGAAAAGTTGTATAAGTAATACTGCCGTGAACAGGAACAACATCATTTCTTCTTACTGACTGTTTTGGTAAATTATCTCTTTCGCTCCAAGAAACAACATTTGTTATCATATCAATCCTCCCTGTAATCAAGCGTATTATCTGTGGCAACCTCGTTTATACGCCCCATCATCAACAATGTTTCAATTGGTGATTCTGCATAACGGCGCATCACATACGCATAACGCATAGCATCCATCAAGTCATCATTGGTTCCAACTGGCGCACCATCGTCTTGATAGTGATACGTGGCTTTTTCTTCAAAGATGCCTTGTAAATTTCTAAACACAAAGAATTTTCCATCCAACATTGCTTGACGGATTTTTATTAAACCGGCTTCAACACGCACAGATTCATTTTCGTCTTTTGCACAATGTGGCGTGAATTTAATTCCAAAGCGTTCATAAACTTCTTTGTAAGTCCAACCTTCTGATTTTCTTTCGTCACCAATTGTGCTGATACCAGTATTACGCATAAAGTCGTGTGGAAACGCAACAGGCACATTGTTGCCGCGTGCCAAAATCTTTGATGCAATTTCAGAATCTGCCATACCGGTGCCTTTGAAACAATCATAAACATAAACTGTATCATCTGGCGCAACCGCAATCCAAACACAAGCAGCCGGGTGAATACCACGTCCAAAGTCCAAACCTGCGATTCGTTTCCAATTGCGTGGAATATCAAACGCATCAACCGCCAATCTGTCATCAGTGATTGGATATACCTGCCCCATACCTGCGCTGGGAACACCATACAAACGCGCTTCACGTTCTGCTGCGTTCAATCCAGAATACATTGATACCAAAGAATCAATACCTTCCTGTGAAATGTGTCCGACATCAAATACGGACATAATCACCAATCCCTTCTTTGGATCATCGCGCCGCCAGAAACTTTGCACCAATGGTGTCATACCGTTCAAAGGTGTGAACGCCATCATAAAATAACCATTAGTTCCAGCAATACGACCCATCAATTCACCATAAACTGTTTGTGGTGGTTCTTCATCGCAATACACCAAATCGGCTGTCAACGACTGCAAGTTTTCACGACCCTGCGAATACACACGAAAATAAATTGTGGTTATCAATCCATCAGTTGCGCGCACCTGAATACTGTCCAACAAACCACCGCCAACACCACGCGCTTTAACTGCGGAATCTTTTACAATCCAATCAGGCGCAATTGATCCGCTGGTATAACCATCGGTATCCATACCAACTAATTTTTTCTGAATAGAATCACGCAATGTTTTAGAATCGGTTGAACAAACAATAATCACACGGACTTTCTGTCCACTGGTTGCATCAATGTGTCCGGGAATACGCCAGCCCTGATGCCAATCAGGAAAGCATTGTGTCGCCTGCATAGCGACTTCAAATGTTCCACAGATGGTTTTTCCGGTCTGGTTTCCACCGCCAATAACTTTATTTTTGACGGTTATATTATGGAATTCTTTTTGCTTTGGGTAAGGTTCATAAGTTAAAAACCTACGCTTTGCTTCCAGAAGAAGTTGATCTTTGTTTTCCATTTTTCTTTCTAAACTCCATAAGCATCTTGATTTCTTCGTTGGTCAAATCGCCAGTGTTAGTTTCTGGCTTTTGGTTTTTCAAAGATTCAATCATTGCATCCAGTTGTTCAATAGCCTTCATACCAATCTTGCCACGTTCGCCAGCGATGCGAGCCAACTTTGAAAAATCAGCCAACTGGTCTTTTGTTGCACATTTGGTTGGCTTCATTTCCCAATACACATCAACCAAATCAAGCGCGATCTTTTCGCGTTTTTCTAATAATTCGTTCAAATCGTAAGATTTTTTCTTTGCCATACCAAAAGTATAACACAAACCGATTCGTTTTGCAAGTATCAAAAAAAACAGATATTAAAACGATTATTCTGTAATACTGTGTAATACTGTGTAATACACTGTATTACTGTGTAATACACTGTAATACAAACCAAAAATGTTATATATAAGTATCGCGTATGCGTATATGCGTATTCCAGAGTATATAAATATATATTATTTTATTATCTGGAATAATTTCTCTATTACGAACTATATACCAAGAATATATAAATATACATATATGCAAATTCTGTAATACACTGTATTACTGTGTAATACACTGTATTACAAAAATATATAATTTTTTTGATAAAAAAATTTGACATCTGATTTTTTTATGATACTATGCTTTTCAACGGAAAGGATATTCAAAATTATGGGTGAAATGATTTCGGGAATACTTTCTTTCCGTTGTTAATCGTTTTTCCCGAAATCTCACCCGCCAACAAAATGTGGGGAGTGTCGCGATGCCAGAAAAAAATAATAACGAATTTGTGTTTCCTGCAAATTTGGCATTGGCAATAGAAGAGGAATCATCTTTTTCAGAACAACAAAAAATAAACGCATACGCAGCATTGTGCCGGTATTTAATTTTTGAAACAGAACCCGTTGATATTACATTGCGTATGTTTTGTAAAGCAGTTAAAGTATCCATTGAAAATGAAAAAAAACGCAAAAAACAAATTTCTGAATTAAAACGTAATTGTGTTTTACAAAGATGGAATAAAAAAATAAATCAAATTGAAAATCAAAACGATGATCAAATTGAAATTATCACACCAGAAAATAAATTTATTACATTAACAGACAATATTGAAATTCATAATGCTTTATCTGATTCGGAAAGCAGTCTTAATTTTTTCTTGGCAACAGGTTCAGGTTATGATGAATTAACAGTTTCCGAACGCGAATTTGTTGATCGTGCAGATGTGCGCGAAAAATGCACGTGGCACAAAGAAATGCAAGCAGCCGCCAAAGCGATAAAAAGAAAACCGTTTTGCCCACCAACTCTTGAAGAGTGGTTGGATTTTTGTCGCGAAAAGAATTTGAATTTGGAAAAAATGCGCAACGCTTATGAAGGCTATGTTGCAGCAGATTGGCACGACACGCAAGGTTCACCGATTCGTAATTGGAAACAAAAAATTTTGATGGTGTGGGCATCCAGACCTGATAATTATAATACACAAACCGCTAATTTTGCGCGCCCGACCGAGATGGAAAAACTTGCAAAGGGCGCAAAAATAGCAGAAGCAATGTTAAAAAAACAGGGGATAATATGATGACACTTGAAAAATGGACAGCAGTTATTGCTCACTTATTTGTTTTATGTGGTGTGCACAAAATGGATGAACAACAACACGGTTATTATATTGCCGCAATGTTTGCAGAATTAAAAGAAAGATTTACTGATGATGAAATTGGTATTGCTGCACGCCAGATTGCTGAAACAGAAAACCTGTATGGTGCATATCCATCGTTAGCAACTTGGTTAAAATACGCGCCAGCAGAACGGTTGCGGATTCATAATTCAAACAAACAGACAGCATATATCCGTGAATTTTTACACGATATATCTGATATTGATCCTATGGTATTTGATGCAGATATGATGGAAAAAGATTTTATAGAAACGTATGGTGATCACGGCAAATATGTTTTGATGGAATTTGGTGGTGTGCGTGGATTACGCCTTGCTTTGCGCAACGCAACACAATTCACACAAGAATCTATTATCAAAGATTTTATCAACGCGTGGGAAAGGTCAAAAACAGATATGCGTATGAATTTGCCACAGTTGGAAAAAGAAAAAACATTACAAATAGAACAGGATAAAAATGATAACTAAATGTGCGTATTGTGATAAAATAATTGATATTGGTTGCGCAATAAAACGCAGCCACATAAAAAAACAAATTGAGTTTTGTTGTTATGAACATTACTTAAAATTCTGGTCTGGAACACCCGGATTTGTGCCGTTCCAAGAAAGTCAAGTAAAAAAATAGTCATTTAACAAAACGAATCGGTTATAATAGTTGTGGAACAAAAAAGGAAAAAATATGAAACCAAAATTTTATTTAGAAGTTCAGCAACATATCTTTGATCCAAATGATAAATTTAATTATCAAACGAATCAAGATTGGTTGAATTTGCGTGCTGACAGAATTACTGCATCTATCGCTGGTGATTTATTTGTTAAAGGAAAACACAGCACAGGTTTAGGATCAGGTATAATTGAAAAACTTGAACGCCGTGCAATGCAAAAGTTTTCTGGTTGGATTGATGATGAAAGTTTAACATATTCTGAAAAAGATGCGATTAAACGCGGAATTGTTTATGAAGATGAAGCGGCACAATGGTATGAAAAACATACTGGTCGCACAGTTGCAACCTGTGGTTTTGTTGAACGTGGAAAGTATTTAGGTTGTTCGCCAGACAGAATTGTAATTGGATTTGATCGCAGATTATTACAAATCAAAGTTCCAATGCCACAAAACTTTATTAAGGAAGTTATGGCAGAAGGGAAAGACCATATTGCACAATGTAAAACAGAATTGTTCGTATGTGATTATTTGGTAAATGATTTGTTGATATATTCGCCAGAATTACAAACTGGATATATCCGCCACGTTGAACGTGATCCGGAACACGATAAAATATTATTATCAAAGATGCGTGTGGCTGTAAAATATCAGCAACAAGTGTATGATAAAATTGAATTATTATTACAAGACAAATAAAACCACGGAGGTAGTTATGGCAAAAAATGTATGTTATGCTGTTGAAGTTATCGGAAATACTATTGTTTTAACACAACAATGGCCGGACAGACAGGTTTATATTAAAATGTCGCGTGCATCTGCGCACTGGGTTGCACAACAACTTTGGAATATATTTGATCAGAAAAGACAATATGCAGAACTGCCAGAAAAAATGAAAATGGCAGAAGTGTCGCGCGTAAAAAAAATGGCCGACTATTTATTTGGAGGCAAAGATGAAACAAAGCACTAGAACATTTTTGGCTGTTCATAAAATATCGCGCGTGGCATATCAGTTTAAGAATCGTGCTGATGCTGTAAGAACATTGACGTTGCGTGGGCAAAAGATTGATGATTATGAATTATGGTATGCGTATTCTGATATGGCAAGAAAAAAATATTCTTCTGGATACGCAGAAGCACATCGCAGGGCAGCGCGGGAATACTGGCGGCGAACAAGTGGTAAAGGTTATTCTTCACGTGGCCGCCCTAAAAAAGATTTAGGGTATGTCAAGTAATTCTGTTGGTGGCGGCGTTTCATCCGCCATCCTACGCCAGCCGGGGGCTACCAACAGAAACCCGGCAACAATAAAAAGGAAACAAATGAAAAACAAAGAGGTGCCGTTTTGGGAATTCAAGTGGGATTATTTGCCGGATTGGGTAATACCGAAGTGGATGGAGTGCAGGAAAGCACGAAATCTGCCAATACCAAAAAAACTGATGGAACATCTGCAACAGAAGCGTCAGCAGACCCTGTTCTAAAAAATTGGTGGGAAATAACGTGGAAAGGTTGGGATGGTCGCATACGCACAATTGAGTGTGAAATATATCAAGAGTGGCCGCCCGCTGTAATTGGCGTGCATCCTTGGGGTAATAAGGAAGATTGTCGTGGGATACCGATGTTTCAAATTATCAGCAAGGTAAAAAAGCCAAAGCCAGATCCACGTGATTTGATAAAACAAAGAGAGAGATACAAATATGAAATGGCCTAAAATCGTTTTGAACGGACGACCATACGGAATAACAGGTGATGAGTATGAAGGATCAATTAAATTTATTCAAGGGCATCCAAAGGCCGATTCTGGATGTGTTATACACGCCGGTTCGGGGCAAGGATCGCAAGCATCGTTATGCACCCCGGAAGAAGCGCAGCGCATCATTGTTGGATTCTGTGTCAGGATCATCCGCGCAGGCGGATACATCGCGTGTCCACAAGGAATCCTTGACCGCGACACAAGGCGACTTATTCGGGAACAATTAAATAAAAGGGAATAAAATGAAATACATATTACAAGGCATAGGCGATTATATCAAAGATTGGTGGCACGATTACTGGTTTTTGTTTTGGAACGGTCTTGATAATTTTGTTAGCCGCCGTCTGCACCACACGTATTGTTGGCAAAAAAACGAAGGTTGTTTTACAAAAGAAGGCAACCTACGTCACTACATACAACAACGCAAGACGGTTAAACTTTTGAAAGAAATTAAAACGCTTCAAAAAGAATTGAAACAAAAGGACGATAAATGAAATCAGTAATGAGTGATATTGAAATGGAACAGAATAAAGCGTTTTGTGATGCCATAACTGCCGCACACAAACAAAAAAGTAAATATAATAACCTAAAAACTTTACATCTGGTATTGAAAAGTAAATGGTTTGATAAGATTGCCAGTGGTGAAAAAACAAGTGAATATAGATCTTGGAAGAAATACTGGAACAAGAAATTAACTGGCAGCGAAACCGTGCTTGTGCCACACAGACCGTTTCGGGCAGTATATGAAATACCTATGGTGCCATTTGATATTATAGTTTTTCACAAAGGTTATACAAATGAAAAGATAGTGTTTCAACACAATGGTCTGTTTTTGGTTAAAGGATATAAGAACGATCTTGGTGAAGATATTGTTTATGAAATAAAACTTGGAAAAAGGTTGGCATAAATGAAAAAGAGGTTTTGGATTTATCCTTATGGTTATGAATTTTTTGTTAAATCATCAACCATAGCCGAAATAGAAAAGGTATATCAAGGTGGCAAGGCATTATACGATATAGATAATCATACCTTGGTGTTTGACCCTGCATATTGGAACGAGTGGATGTGCGCCCACGAGTGTTTTCATATACTATCCGACATTATGACTGTTCGTGGATTAGATTGGATTGCAAATATGAACAATGAACACTTGGCATATTTATTGCAAGATATATATGAGCAAATTTGGAAGGCAACCAAAAAGGATAACAAATGAAAAAAGATTTTTATATTGTCATAGATCTGGCAAATGATGGTATGATATGTGCTATGTTAGAATCGGAAAAACTGGCACGCAGATGGATTGCTATGCACGACACATCTGATTGGCAGTCCACAAACAATTTCCGTATAGTTAAAATACTTGGCGCACTTCTCTAACACCGCCCGCCCCAGTATATACACACTCGCACACATAACACACGCACCTATACACACACAGGCGCACATACACACACCTATACGCACACGCTTACGCGCACACATACACCTGCTCGCGCACCTGCATACACATACACGCACGCACCCCCACGCCTGCACACGCGCACACAACAGGGGGAGGGGGGGTCAAAAATGCACGCGCCGCGCAAAAATACAACTCTCATTTACGCAAGTCGCAGGATGAAAAACTTTTGGGGGTAAGGTTGCCCACCGGACAGACAAACGCTATTCTGGGGGCAATTTTGGTGGGATTATGTTGATGCAGTGATCAACCTTGTGTTCAAGTTGTGATCAAGTGAAGTTGATAAATTACTTTAACTTTGTATATACAAATGTATAGACAGGTATTATGTATAGTTTATTTTTTATTTTTGGTTCTAAAACTGTGCAGCACTTGTCCGGGATAACGTGGACTGACAGACAAAGCATCACACCACGCGATCATCTTTGTAAAGCATACGTCTATTAAACCCTGTTCGTATTTACTGAACGTGCTTTTATCTACACCCAGCGCATTGGCAACAGTAATAGCAGATATTTTTTTACGAATACGGCGAGATCGCATTGCTGCGCATATTGTCATCAGTTCATATTTGTCAATAATCAGATTTTTTTCAGGCATTTTTACCTCCATAAATACCAAGTTGCACCACAGGAAACTTTTGTTTTCATAGTTGCATTATACGAAACTTTGTTTATAAAGTCAAGAAAAAGTTGCATCACACGCAACCAAAAATAATTTTCGGCACAAAATTTTTTCACGATCACGCAAACGGCACAGAAT